AGATTGATGTGATCGCATATGGCGAAAGCGAAGAAGATCGCTTGATAGCTGAAACAATGCAAGGTGTTATGGATGAGCTCTGGACTATAAGAGATATGACTAGCCTAATGCCAGAGTGGTTATTAGACTTTTTAGTGTATGGTACTGGAGTTGTAAAGGTACATTTCCGCAATGAGGATGATATGCCAGATTGTGACGTTGTAGATCCTTATGCATTCTATGTAAACCCTAGTGCCACTAAGATGGAAAATGCAGAGTATGTTATTTATGCTGCACCAACTCCATTACACGTTATCAAACAAAAATATGAAAACGGCCACTTCGTGGCACCAGAGAGTAATCTTGGAAACTTCGAGGCAATGAAGTTATATCAAGAATACGATCCTAATGAAAAGCAATCTCAGAAAGCAAAGCTAAAGACTGATACTGGTGGGCATTTTGTTGTAGATGAACAATCATCCGCTTATAAAGAATTAGAACCAAGAGCACTACTAATTGAGTGTTATATGCGAGATCCCCAAGATCCAAATAAGTTGCGAATGACCACAATTGCAAATAACGTGTTACTATATGATGGTGAGTATAAATATCCTTTCTTCAACCGTGATAACGGTTTACCTCACCCATTTCCATTCGTTACACTCAAAAATAACGGTAGTGCTCATTCGTTCTGGGGTAAACCAGAGCCAAAAAGATTAAAGGGATTAAATCTTGCTTTAGATCAGATCACATCCCAAGTACTTGATAATATTGCTTTAACTGCTAATCCAATGTGGGTAGTAGATGAAACATCTCAAGTTACAGACCAGATAACAAATAGGCCCGGTTCTATAATTAGAAAGAAAGGGCCAGGAGCCGTTTCTATGCAGAATCCCGGCAGTGTTCCCGGTTATGTATTTAATTTTTATAATCTACTTACAGATGCTTTTGAAACTGTGTCCGGTATTACTCCTAGTTCACAAGGAAGAACAGATACCAATGTAACCTCTGGTGTACAAGCTCAGATAATGAAACAAGCTGCAAGTACAAAGATAGAGTTCAAAGCTCGAGTAATTGATCAAGGTATACAAACATTAGGCCAGATGTGGTTAATGATGTTTTTAAATCTTGGTAACAAAATTCACTGGGTGTCTGTTACTGATCCTAATGGTATATCTGAAATGAGAGATGTTATTGGATCTGCTTTTAAAGACAGAAAGATGGCTATTAGATCTAAAGCCGGTAGTATGCTACCAGAAAATAGACAGTTCCTAGAAAATAAAATTTTACAGTTAGCTCAAATGGGTGCACTTACTGATCAAGAATACATATTAGAACATATGGAATTACCCGGTAAGGAAAGACTACTTAGAAAGTTAGCAGATCAGAAAGAGGCTCAAGCTCAAGCGATGCAAGAGCAGCAAGGTATGGCTGATATGGGTGATAATCCAGAGGCTATATTTGAAAACTTAAAGAACAACCCAGAGTTAGCTCAACAAATGCAAGGACAGTTAGGTCTTGAAGAAGCCTAAATCAAAGGGTGGTAGACCTAAAACTGGATGGGGTGATGCAATACGTAAGCATCCGGCAGTTCCTAACGTCATTGACAAGATATTTACGGCTGCTATGGACGATTCTGATGACAGACAACCTAATGCTTGGAAGTTATTAATGGATCGAATAGCACCACAATTAAAGGCTGAAACAGTTACTATTGACTCTGATAACAGTGTTAAGGGTGTAATTGTACTGCCAGAAAAGAAACCAATCGAAGTTGCGGAAATAAAAGAAGAAAAAGTTCAAGCAAAGGCTTGATTGAAATTGGAATTAATCTGAAACTGAGAGGAAAATAAAATGGAAAATATCAATACGGCAGCAAACATATCCAGTGAGGAAAAAGCTGCATTGATGGAACAAGGATTTACACCCCAAGATAACTTTAAAGAAGTTAAGGGAGAAGAATTATCAATGGCTCCGGCACTCAATGCGAGTGCATCAGAGGCTAATGCAAGCCAATCTGTAGAATCGGAGAAACCTACAGATAGTATGCAGACTAAAGAGGTAGTACCAGACAGTTACAAGTTTGGTGACAAGGAATATAGCCAAGAACAAATAATGGCTGCCTTGGATGATCACTCTAATAAGGATAAATGGCAAAAGTCATATACCGAGCGTGACCAACAACTCGCAGAACATCGAAAAACCTTAGATACTCAACTTGAGAAGATACAGTCGATACAACAAGACGAGAAATTGATGACCACGCTAAAGGATTTCCTTGGAGATGATCATCCATTGTTTTCGCTACCTACGGTCAACCAGACTAATAGCTCAGTTCAGAACACCGAGATACCAACAGAAGATACTGAATACAATTCAAATTCTGCTATCGAGGAGCTACAAGACCAGATTGCAACTATGCAAGCTGAAAAAGAACTTGATTCTGAAATTGCTCAATTACAATCTAGTCATCCGTTTCTTAATTCTGATGCGGTAGACGAGATCTTGGAGTTAGCAGTTGAAAAAGGAATTGAGAACTTAGAAGATGCTTACAAGATCGCAAGGTTTGATGCTGCTGAAACAAGTGCTATAAGTAAGGCTCACTCTGCTTTTGAAGAGGCAGAGAAACTTAAAGCAATTCCGGAATCAGATGGACGTGCTGCCGGGGAAAAGGAAGTTCCGACTCCTCAGTTAAACGATCCGGGTGATCTTAGGAATTACATAATGAATGAATACGGAGATAGTCTCTTCGGTAGGAATAAATAAGGAGAAATCTAATGGCTGATCCAGTAGGAACAATCAATTTCGACCAATTATCCCATATCACAAGAAAGCACTATATCCCTCAGTTGGTGGATAACATCTTTAAGTCTAATGTAGTCACTTATAGACTCTTAGCTAAATCACAACCAGTAAGTGGTGGTTATAAAGTTGTTCAGCCAGTTGAATATGCCAAGTCTGCAAATAGCGATGCTACTGCACAAAACGGTTGGTATAAGGGACAAGATGCTATGGCTTATGGTGCATCTGACATCATCAAGTCTGCTGAGTATGATTGGTCACAAGCGTATGGAACTGTAACAATAAGTGCAAGGGAAGAGAATATAAACTCTGGCCCAGAGGCAGTTCTTGACTTATTACAAGCAAAACTAAATAACATTGGAAGAGTTATGAGAGATGATTTTGCGAAAGCAATTTACTCTGATAACGATCCGGCAACAAGTGGTACACCAACAGTAAGTGTAAATGCACCAGTTGGTTTGCAGCACGTAACAAGTAACGGTAGAATTTTGGGTGGTATTGACTCTTCTTCTAATACTTGGTGGAACCCCGGGTTTGATAAAAATGCGGGTGACTTTGGCGGTACTTCTGGTACTAGTTTATCTTTTGCTAATTTAAAAGATAGCAGTAATGATGGATACATTCAGACAGTCTTTAGAAATGCTTACAAAGACCTTTCTATTGGTGCTGATGTACCATCAATGATAGTTTGCTCTCAAATTGTTTTTGATGCATACGAATCAACCTTAACAGACCAGAAGAGGTTTGGTGCAAGTTCACAAACTCTAGCTGATGCCGGATTCCAGAATCTTCTTTATAGGGGTATTCCGGTTGTAGTGGATCAAGCTCTCGACCTATACGATGGTGATGGCTCTGATGAGGCAACTGATGCTAAACGTCAAATATTCTTCCTAAATGAGAAGTATATGGGGTATAAACATCACTCAAAGCGTAACTTCGTTTTTGATGGTTACGAAAAGCCAGTGGATAGAGACATTCGTGTCGGTAAAATCCTTTGGATGGGTGCTTTATGCTTTAGCTCTCCTAGAATGTTAGGTAGAATGGGTGATATGCCAATAGCATACTAAACTAAATGATATTTGGGAGTGGTACTTCCTCCTTGGTGTGTGTGACTCTCTTCGCTTTTTAGTGTCACTCCCAATATCTAAAGGTAATATATGAAATGGTCTGATTTAAAAACGAGGGTATGTAAACCCTTTGGTGGTAATTATACGAGTGATGCGGAATTATTTTTGGAAGATGCTGAGAGAGATCTCGGCCTTTTTGCTAAGTGCTATAAGCGTACGCTTGTCACATTATTGGATGAGCATTCAAATGGCTTTGAATTACCCAGTGATTTTATTG